CCGGTTAGATACAGCTGCAACGCCGCCAAATAAGTTCGATCTAACCAAATCTGATTGTCCGTCTGAACCATCCACTTGCGCACCGCATCAAATGCCAACCAACTCGTTGGTAGCGCAGGCATCAGCCATGACGCTAGCGTGCTCGGCGCATTAGCCACCGTCACGCCCATCATCTCCTCTACCAACACCTGCTTGTCGACATGGGCTTCCGTAACATAGATCACATCCATGTCACCGATCTGGAACACCACATGCCAGACTAGGCCATTGGCAGAGCCTGCACTATGCAGCCAATCTAGCGGGGAATGCACCGGCCACGGAGTGCTAGTGTCATCACTACGGGCAACGACACCGGCCGGCGACCGGTACCAAGCCCCGCTGACTGACTGTCCGAACAGTCCGTTAAAACGCTTAAGAATGAACACAGCCGGGTGTCGACCAATGAACCTATGCAAAGTGATCGGCGTTATAGGCGCATGCTCAAATTCATAAACGTCCACGAACAACAACGAGTCCATCTGTGTCCGCAGGACCCCATCATCGACAACAGTTCCCTCCTCAGCACGCAACGGCCGCCCGACATCCCGAGGCACCACCAATGGTCGATATGCCAGCAGCTGTATATGCTGTCGCAAATCGGCACCAAAAGCGTGCTCCCAGGCACAATTTGTCCGCGCAGCGCCATACACATCCAAGATCGACCGCAAGTTTGGATGGAAACGGAACAACGTCTTAAACGCCATAACTGTCGCTGCGTCTCGAACGACATGCTCTACCAAATGAGGATTCTGAGTGAGGGAATCGGCACCTTTCCGGAATGCTATCCCCAGTTTTTCCAGCGTCGGCAACAACCGCTCATTTCGTGCCACAATCGGCTTATATCGATCGCAGGCGCGAATCACCTGCGTAGCAATATCAGCCTCAGGCCCCAAGGGCACAACAGCGTCGCCGTCTTGCACATCGGCCGCCGTCAACACCACTCTCGTGATGTTCTCACCTTGAGGCAATGGAGGAAAGCCTTGAACAGCGTTCGGTGCAGGATGCTGAGCTATCTCCACTGGCAGTTGTACAGCCGCTCCCGCGGCTTTCACACTAACAATGGCCGGATCAACAGCCACTGCAGGAGCTGATGTTGTCGGGGCGGACGACGCCCGCCTTCCAGCATGGCGCACTAACGGCACGTCGTCCTCTTCCAGCAACGGATCTCCGTCATCCGGATCTGGTTGTTTCTTCCTATCCTGTTTTCCAACATCTTTACTTCTCTTCCCATTTTCTAAAGCGCGCACGCCACCCTGAGGGTGGCTCGTCACTGGTTGCCTCGACTGCGAGTGAGATTTCACGACACCGGGAGGCGAAGTGGCCCCCCGGCGCGG